TTTTTTACTGGCATAGTGTCTGAAAATTTCAGCCTGTCATGTGGTATTGGAAATGCAATGTGACTGGTTAGAAAGTGTCACAGTAAGCTTGTTTTTTTTTTATTTATGTGTATGGCCACGCCCACAACTAAATTGTTAAAAACAATCAATAACTATTAATAAATATTTCATAAGTACTTGTTTAATCGCAGTCTATAAGCAATATGAGTAAGCACTAAGCAATTAGTGTAGCCCTTTCAAACTCTTATTATGTCCCAAGAAAAGCAACGACGCATTGCCTTTGATGCTATTGAATACGACACTTACCAAGTGTTAATCAAAGGACCAATGGCAAAGGATGGATACATCCTATTAGGTACATTTAGAACTTACGATGAAGCCAAACTAATATATGATTGGTTTCCTAATGTACCAGCAGCAACAATTAAGATTACTAACTCAATGGGGTCATTAGTTAAAGGTCATAAGAAAACATTTAAATTTAAACAGTCAAACTTTCAAAGGTTCTCAGCTCTTGATCTAGTAGAACAAACTAACGATTTATGGGACATTGTAATTGCTGGTAGGTTGAGAGTCGCAATGGCTAACCAACCAGTCAAACCAGTTAAGCAGCATCAAGCACCATTACCAGCATGGGGAACTGATAAGCCTATTATCAAAGGTGATCTAGTAAAGATAGCTAATGCAGCTACTAAAAGAAATCAGTTCTTAGCTTTTATCAAAGCGATGGCAGATGCAGTCAAACCAGACTTAAAGCTAATCAAAGGAGGCAGATAAATGGAAATCTTAAACCCTCATTATTTTATTTATAACTCAGACAATATCTGTGTAGGATTCAACATATATGAAGAACCTACTCTGATTATTCCTGATGACAACAACGACTTTGAGGACTCTACCAATGATGAATAGCTCACGTGATTTCTTAGCAGGTCTTGAGATCATCAAAGCTCAAGGCAAAGAGTCTAAATGGTCTGATGAAATGATTGCTCAACAGATCACATCTTTTGCTAATGACTGGCAAGGTAGAAGACAATCAGACCTAATTAAGAGACATAAAAGATATGAAGTATAAACTTACAGAAATGACCACTAACAAGAAGCTTACATCAGGTGAGAAACTAAAGCTTGTTAGTGCTACAACTAGCAGTTGGATTACGTGCTCTAAGCACTGCCCAATGCATACTAAATGCTATGCAAAAAAAGGAAGACAAGCTCTCCATGCTAGAGCTGTTACAGAAGGCTCAAGAGGCTATGACTTTAATAAGTTACTTAAAGAAATAGAAGAGTTAAGACCTGGCTCATTACTACGTTTAAATGTATCAGGAGACTTACCTAGTGTGAGCTATGAGAACGATGAAAGAAAGATAGATACCAACGCACTAGCTGAGTTATTAGATGTATCAGTAGAGGCTTATGCAACAACATTTACTTATACACATTTACATAGTGACCCAAAACATAGAAGATATAACTTAGCAGCTATTAAACAATGGTCAGACTATGGCTTTGTTATTAATGTTAGCTGTGAGTCACCAACTGTAGCAGCTAAGTTATATTTTGATGGTCAAGATGTAGCACTAACTAATACTAAGTTGTTTAATTATGCAGTAGAACAAGAAACAAAAACAGGTAAGAAGGCAACGCTAGAAACTAATGAAGGATCAGTGGACTTGTTCCCTTGTCCTGCATCTTATAAGGGTAGCAACTGTAATGAATGTAGAGAATGTTCTAAACATCATAGAGAGAATATAGTTGTATTTAAAGAGACTTGATATGTGTTATGTAGCTTTAGCCTTATTCGTTCTAGTTTTATTATTCAAATAGCCCTGTTAATTCAGGGCTTTTTCTTTATGTATTCTTATTGAGAATGAGAATCATTTAATGTGGGTCATATAACTTAATAATATAAATGAGAATGATTATCATTATCAATACTAATGAAAGAAAGACGACCATATTCTAGGAAATACTATCACGGCCACACATTAGCATTGAAATGATGCATTAAATTGGAAGAAGGACATTTGTGTTAAGTATGCCAGCACTAACAGCAAGAGATAAGTTCTATATGCCACTACGTCGGGTAGCTAAGGACTACCTACCTATGCTTCTAGCCAGGATGAGGGTGCTTGAGCGTAGAGCAGCTAAGGCAATGGAGTACTTGGAGGATGAAGCTGACGAAAGACATGAGTTGGTCTGGGAGTTTGATGAGGCTGAAAGGATCTCATCAGTAGCGGCAGCCCAGACAGACCTGCACAAATCAGTATTAGAGGCAGGAACTTGTCAACAGTTGGTCGGTGCATTTATCGAATTACTTCAGGATGATTATCTTAAGATAAGGGATAACGGATGCTTTTATATGGGACCAGACGGACACTTGCATTCTTTATATGACGTACAGGATCAGACATCTATTATTGAAGACGATGATGAAGAAGGAATCAAGAGCCGATGAGTTACTTGACCATCTTGAGAAGATAGATGGCATAGCAAAGAAGGATCACTGGGACAGTGATAAAGAGAAGCAAGTAAAGAGAAATCTCATCGATCATTGGGAAACAGAAAAACCCCCAGAAAACTGAGGGTTCATCCGATAGGTAGTGTTAGTGGTCCTTACGGTAGTACACAACACCACGGTAGACGAGTTTAGTCATTGGAGCCTCTTTAACTTCCTAACGCCCGTTCCATCGTTAGGTTGCCTGCGTCCCAGTTAAGGGATGAACGTGCGCTGAGGCTATCAGATCTGGTAGTCGTTGCTACCTACTATTGTACCACTTTAGTTAGTGGCTAAAAGATACCAGGAATAACCTGACCAGTAGTTGCATAAGCACCTAATGCAGCAACGAATCCAATCATTGCTAGACGGCCATTGAGTAGTTCGGATGATTCTTTCATAGTTGTCCTATGCGTTCGTTAGCGTGGCGTTGCCACTGTGCGTAGCGTTCTTGTTGACGCTTTGTTTCAGTGCAATGAGGGCAGTCACACTGATCGCATGATGCCTCACCATTACATTTAGAACTTGTACTTGGCTCCGATTTTGCTGCCATAAGAAGAATCAGTATCTTCTGCTGTTAGTAGACTGATCTCACCATAGACATCAAGCTTAGGGCTTGCAGCTATGCTGCCACCTAACTTACCACTGAACTGAGTATCAGAGTCAGCACCATCAGGAGAAACAAAGGCTGGTCCTCCTTGGACATAGTAGTTAAAAGAGTCTGATCCAAGATCTCCTTCATATCCAATATGGAGGTCGGTTGTTCTGCTTGTAAAGTCAGAGCCTGTGTATGAAGCATTAGATTCTACGTTTGTATAAAGATTACCAGCAAGGGCAGGAGCTGTACCTACACCTAGCAGGGCAGCTAGAGCAATTGCGAATTTCATTCAGTTAATAAAATGTACTTACAGTATTGTAAATTACTGTACTTTTTGTACAGGTAGTGATGTCACTTAAACAACACTTCTACAACATTCTTATTCTAATGGTCTTCTAGAAGCACTATCACGCATATTAGACGGTCATTAAAGTGGCATATAAGTACTTCACAATGGTGGTCTTCTTCATTACGTTTCAGAAGTCCTTTCAAATACCGACATGAAATTCACAGGAACTCTTGAGGGTTATATACCTCATCACATTAATCCTCCTCTATATCAACAGCAGCCTTGTAACTACAGATTAAAGATTCGAGTAACTGAAGATGTAGACGACCTACTAACTGAATTAGGTGAGACTTATGACAATGCTTGTAAGTGGTGGAAAGAAAAGAAAACTGGTAAGTCTGGTGGTTATTGGCCTGCTCCTTTCACAACCAATGAAGATGGATCAGTAACTGTTACCGTAACAGCTAACCCAAACTACGAAGAGTTTCCATTTCCAGTAGTAGATGGTGATTTAGTACCACTCCATAAGGATGTGATCCTTAAGGAAGGAACTTTAGCGATAATTCAAATCAAGTCTAAGGTTATGTCACCTAAGTCTCTTAAGGGTGGTGTGAGATTAGTACCGCAAGGTATGCAGATTCTTAAAGCTGTATCTCTTAAGGGTAGCGATAGCGGTGAAGAGGAATTTAGTATAGATACTGCTTTTAAAAAGCAAAAAGGTTTTAAACAATCCAAACCTGCTGTTCAAGAACCTGCTACTGTACCTGACGAAGACGACGACTTCTAACTGCTATGACTTCCCGAAGATTTCATAAGTACGGTAAACGTACAAGAGATGGATTTCGTTCGGGGTTTGAGTCAGAAGTAGCTAAGAGTCTCACTGAGGATGGGGTTCACTTCGAGTACGAAAAACATAAGTATGACGTAGTGATCCCCAGACGGTACACCCCAGACATACTGTTAGGTAATGGAACAGTAATAGAAATTAAGGGGTACTTCGACAGTGACGACAGGCGGCTCATCAAAATTTTTAAGGAGCAACACCCTGATGTAGATCTCAGGATGTGCTTTCAGAATCCACATCAAAAGCTAAGTCGTACAGCAAAGATGACTTATGCCCAGTGGTGTGACAAACATAATATTCCTTGGTGCAAGGGACCACATTTGCCAAGACGCTGGACTGCGCTATAGTTCGGTTGGTAAGTTTTGAAAGGGTTACCACTGCCTCCAAGGAAGGATCCCCAACTTGGAGGCTTTTAAATGTCAGTAATTCATGCCCCTTGTCCTCAGTGTGGCAGCAATAACAATGTTGCTATCTATGAAGATGGTCATGAGTATTGCTTTACTCCAGGTTGCGACTACTTCAAACCTGCAACTGGTATCATGCCTACTCCAACCCCTTCAACACCCAATGAAATTGAACCTGTTATTGGTGATTACGTAGAGATTAAATCTAGAAAAATACCAGCAGATAGCAATAAGTTTTTTGGTTATGTCAAAGGTAGGCATGGTAATGAGAATGCTTACTTCTGGCCTATCTATGATGATCAAAGAAGACTTGTCGGGTACAAGATACGTAAAAAGAACAAGCAGTTCTTAATGCACGGATCTAATCCTGACAGCAGATTCTTAGGTCAAGAGAAGTGGGGTGATGGAGGTAAGCTCTTAGTAATCTTTGAAGGAGAGTATGACTGTCTCTCTTACCATGCAGTAA